TGTCCTTTTACGCCCTTAGTCTGAGTCATTAGAATATTTTCATATCCCAAATCGTTATAGAGAATAGAGGCAACCTGCCCTCCTATGTCATTAACTTCTATCATTACATAAGCATTGCTATATTTTTCCGCAGCCGCCTTAATAGTGGTGGGAAAGGCAAACGGGCTAATAGTATTGTTTTGATAAGAAGCAACAATTTTATACGGAGATTGGCTTCCCTCAACGACTATAAATGCAGAATGGTCTGCGCCTTGGCCACGGGAAACGTCTGCCAATAGAAAGTAAATACCGTTTTCCGTTGGCTGCTCAAATATCTTTAATCCATCTGAAGATTTTTCCAAAGGATCATTTGGCGCCAAAATGTTAAGTTTGGAGGAAGAAATGAGAGTATTGGAAGATCCAATGAAAGAACATTCAAACTCTTGGTTGAATTGCTCTTCGCTGGTATTGGCAATTGTTTCTTCTTTCCACTTTTCGCCACGCTTTGGGCCACCCGGATAAAGAGGAACTTCTCGCCAGCTGATTTCAACTGGTACGAATTTATTCTTTAAATGATGTCCTTGTGGACGAGAAGCATTGACCCAAAGATTATAATAGTGATTAAGTCCATTTGGGGTTGAAACAATTACGATCTTGGACGTAGTACCAGATGAAATGGTAGGATATGTTGATGCGTAGAACTCTTCTGCAATGTTCTGTGGCAAGTACGCAAACTCGTCCAACAGAAGAAAGTTATACGAACCACCACGGATTGCCGAAGCAGAAGTAGCTGCACACATTACGCTAGAACCATTTTCTAATTTAAACGATGTCTTGTTCCACTCCAATACACCTTGTTGTAGATACATTGGAAGATTTTCATATGACAACTGAAGACGCGAAAACAATTCCGTGGCCGTCTTTTGTTTATTAGCAAGAATGGCAACGCGAACATCTGGATTGAAGTTTATGTAATGGTTTATGTAACCTAGAACGCAGCTTGACTTTCCGCTTTGGCGAGGAAATTTTGAAATTACAAATCTATTGTTGTGTATTTCATTGATAAACCGTCTTTGATAATCATAGGGAGAAAACGGCATCAACCCTTTGTCTAGGGTCACAATTTTTATATGTTTTTGTATGAAATGAATGGGATTTTTGGCGCATTCAACATAATCTTTAAATTCTTCTTCAGTGTAATTTAAGTTTACACCGGGGGCCTTTAATCTATTATTAGCCCGGTAACCTGTTGTTTGTCTGTTCATTTAATACTTCACCTTCAACATACTGCGGTTGTTCTTTTTTCAACAACGCCTGTAGATCTTTAGTTGTTCCAACAAAAATAGAATTATTCGTGTTGTTCTTTACCGTTACTTTGTTTGTGTCTGCAAACTTGGTAGAAACATCCATCAAGTTTACGTTTATTTCTGCTAGAGTCTTGATTGTAGTTGCAAGAACCTCATAAGCACGCGGACTGTCGGATTCCATTGCAACCTTTAATATTCCTTCAAGTCCTTCAGATCCTGTTTGAATCAATGATCTGAGATTCTGTCTGGCAAAGGCGTAATCTTCTCCTGCGGCAGCAGTTAAACCTTTTTTTACTTCATCTTTTACTTCGGTGGTTTCTTTGGGTGTTATGTCAAAAAAGGTTTCTAAATTTGAATTTACATCTTTCATTCTATACTTTCAACATCAAGATTAAAGGTTTCAATCATGTCAAGGCCAGAAATTTCTGGACCAAACATGTAACCTTTGGCAACAAATCCAAGACTAGACATATTTAACCGTCTGGAGCTAAAGTCGCCGTCATATCTTTCATTTAAATTTAAGCTATTCATCAATACAAGCGGAACAGTGATATCATCACGATTTGCACCAAAATTTATCTTTAAATTAAATTCTGGATTAAAATAAGGAATAATTTGTTCGGCTATTTGCAAAGTATCGTTGATATGGCGGGTATAGATGTAAAGATTAAAATTTATGTTTATTGGTACTTCAACAAACATCTTTTTGCCAACGCCACCTTCAACATCATATATATCGCTATTTACTTTATTTCTTCTACGAGAGGGATCTACTGCAATCTGTGAAATCACAAAACTAAGCTGCGGCAAACGAATGCCAACCTTTGTGTTATCACTAATTGAAGATTCTTCCAACCATCTTCTTACAAATTTTTCCTTTGGTGCATATGTAAGTGGCACCCGGATGCTTTTATCTGTTCCGTTTTCTGGATGGGTTACATAGACGTTGTTAAACAACGTTCCAAACGCCACAACTACCTTTCGGAGATATCCTCCATAGTATTGGTTAAACATTAGTAGTTGCCCTCCGAGAATGGATCTTTGCCATCAAACGGAACAACATTGTTTGCGAATCTTTCTTGTTCGAAGACTTCGTTGTTTCCTTTGAGTGTTTTGGCCGGATCGTATGACATGTATCTTTTGCTGTTTGCAACAATGTTGCTGACGTTTCCGGTAGCACCGCTGTATACGCCAGCAGTATCTCCAATCGAACGTATTGGATATGCTGCGCTGAATGTTCCGCCAGTAACATCGATTGTAAGAAGATTTTGTTCGGAATCCCAGAAAATGATTTGACCAAATCCACCAGATCCGCCTGTCTGGCGAACATACTGGCCTTGGTGAAATGTTCCTCCGGTGTAGCTAGAGATTCCAAAATCGTAGAATGTTCTGTATGAAGTATCGTAGATTTCGTTAATTGCGGTATTGCCCGTTGCAATCTTTTCCATGCTGTATGTGAACATCTCGCAGGTCAAGTAATAAGTATATCTCTTGCCTAATGCATAAAACGGATTTTCATGCTCTACGAAGTTTATCTCAAACAAACTCTTTGACAGGGGGAAGTAAATCAAATCACCCTCACGCGGGCGCGTCATTACGGCATCGTTTGCAGTTACTTCCTGCTCAAATCTTTTTTTGGATATTGTTAATTCAATTTGGTCTTTTACTTCAATTCCAAATTGATTTATAATATCTTTTCCGTTAAATCCTTTATATGTGTTTACATAGGCTTCAATTGTATAAGAATTGGTAAAATAAGACCCGATATCTTCGCCAAATATTTTATCAAGATTTGCATATTGTCTGGGTACATAGACGACATCTCGGCCAGTTCCCTTGATTATCTCAATGGTTACTGACTCGACTAGATCCTGAGCTCCGGTATCATCGCCTAAGTATGGATTGATTGCCATGTTAACCTATCTGCATGTCTGGAGGTGGTTCGTACATCTTTGTTATCTTGTCTTCAATTTCTTCTATTTCCTTCAATGCTTCGGACATCATGGCTGGAGCATTCAAGGAAGCACCACCGGGCAATGGAACATTTGCAAATTTCATCAAGTTCTGTGCCCATTGTTTTTTCAATATAGCCGTATAGTATCGCTTGAACATACGGTCTTTCCATATTTTTGGATACTTATCCATATCGATTGCAACATAAGCTTCAAACAAAACATAGTTTCCTGCCTTCAGTCTATCTTTTCCTATTTCTAAGAACAATCTAGAAGTTGCCTTGGAGAAAGTAAAAGAACAAGGATACGCAAATGTATGCTCAATTGTTGACATGTAACTGCGAGCCATCTCGTAGTTTGCCAGAGCACCATATGGTGCAACTCCTTGGTTGAAGAAAATACCAAAGAAGTCTTGCATGGAAAGTTGATATCTAAGATCAAAAATATAATCGCCTACGGTAGAAGTTATTGGATATACCTTGCTAATTGTTAAAATTTCTTCACCACTTGGCCATCCACCTGTTGCTCCTAATGCAGTACCCAAAGAATCGGTGTCAATATAGCCTGCATTGATTTCTGTTTGAGTTAGTTTGTGGTTAAACAGAGCTCTATGAACAAAGTCAAAGTGCTTCTCCATCAAATATCCCAAGCAATCGTTCAAACGGTCATCCGCTTGGGTTGCCCCTACGTTTACCGTGACAACAGGCTCACCTAAGGCGCGCTTGCAATAATCGATGAATTGTTCTCTTGTTGTGGGTTCTGCCATATCCAAAATATTTAGGAGTAGTTATTATTCCTTAATTTTAGATAATTCGTGAAAAAGCATGTATTCTTCTGGAGATGGATCTGGATTAGAGATTTGAATATTTTCTAATTTTAAAATATCCAAAACTTCTATCTGGGCTTTTCTGGAACTCTCTGCTACCTCTTTTGGACTGGCAGGTTGATAATTTGAAAATCCCGGCATCTTTAATGGACATTTTAAATAAGGATAATCAAGCTTAGAGTACTGTGTTCCGTTGATTAAAAGCTGAGTATATTTTTTATCGCCACATCCACAGCCACCACAATAGTGGCCACCATGGCTTTGGCTTTTCCTCAAATGCTCACATTGAGGTATTTCAGAACTTCCAAAGCAAGATAAAACTCTTAATTTTTTTTCTTCTGGAAATACTTTTTTGTTTGTAACGCCTTTGGATGCAATTGACATCGCAAGACTTACACATTTTTCTAAAAAATTCATCATACAGAAATAAATGTTATTTCAAACGAATATGGACAAGCAATCTTTTTAAACAATTCTTGGTACGTTGAATCTAAATCGGACTCTATGGTTATACGGCCACCCGAAGTTGTTATTACATTTAAGGACGTTACACCAAACAGTCCTTTGAGTACATAAGCCAATCCATCCGGAGTTCCTCTGATTGGAACATAATATTTTTGATAATTGTACAAAAATCCTCTAAAATTATCAATTAACTCTGGGTATTCTTCAAAGTCCAGTTGGTCGTAAAAAATATAATCTGCATATCCTTGCAGAAAATCATTTGGAACTTTTACCGGATCTCTTAAGCTTTCAAGATAAAAACCAAGACCATAGCCGTCTTCCAGATCAAATAGCCAACGGTAGTAAAAAATAAAGAAATCAACTACAGGAGCATCTGAATTTGAGGCAGTATAAGAATTTAAGACCCACTCTGGAAACTGTTGCTTGACATTAATTTTATCGCCATCCCATGCTTTTTCAGGGATGTTTTGTTCTCGTAAAAAAGATTTTACGAGTTTTTGGATTTTTTCTATCCCAGTTTGTATGGAATCGGGAACATCGTTAAAGAAGAAAAGCATGTTATTGTCCGTATGAAAGTACTATACCGGCCATTTTTCTTGTAGCCAGATAATCTACCATCAGCGATTGTTGCAACGCGTAAGTTAAATTTGGCACATAAATTTTTACTTCACCTACACTTGGGCTTGATATTACTATATCAGTTTTGGTTACTGTAAAATTATTACTAATCAAAAACGTATATACGGCATTTAAATAATCGTCCTCTGTGACTAATCTATCTTTTGTGTTGCCAGCATAATCCGAATATGATCGAATGTAATCTTTGGAAACTGAGGATCTTCCACCAGATGGAACCGTATGAGATACGATTGTTACGTTTGTGTAATCTCTTGCTGCTGTAATTATTGCAGAATCCGTTAAAGCACCAGCAGACTCTACTGCCTGAACGGTAACAGAATTGGTTGGAGTTCTTGCACCGGGAATATTTGTTGTTACGTAATAAGCATTCGGCCCATTTATAACCGTAAAGACTCTACCAGATGTTCCTTCTATTTCTGAATTCGAAAATTTGCTTATTTGCGAC